GATAGTATTAATTTTTCAGTTCCTAATTCAGAAACACGAAGAGGAAGAGTAGGTAAACAAGTTGCTCAAACTTTAGATACTGGATGTCAGCAAGGAGTTTTAATAGGTGATTATAGAACAGATGAGGGATTTAGGTGGAGAAAGGATGGAAACTCACCTGCAATTATGGCAATGATGAGAGATACTTGGAAAGATAATTTTACTGGTCAAAATCCTCCTATTGTTTCAATGGAATACAAAATCCGCAGATTAACACCAAGAGAATGCTTTAGATTGATGGATTTCCCTGATACGTTTACTTGGCCTGTATCGGATAGTCAAGCATACAAACAAGCTGGTAATTCAATAGTAGTAAATGTTCTTTATAAAATAATTAAAAACTTAAATCTAAAAAAATGAAAACACAAAACAACATGACTTCACTAATCAGTCAAGCTGAATGGTGGGTAAAGAAAACAGAAGTAAACCAAGTAAGAGGTAACTTTAATTGGAAACTATACATGAAGCTAATTGAAATCAAACGAAATGAAAAAAAGTGATTACCAATTTATTTTTTTTGCAATCTTCTTAATAGTTTCTTTACTTTTGCATAAATGAATATAACCGACCTGCTTACTGATAAAAAGTATTTGCAAATAAGCAGGAACGTCTGTCGAAATCATAACTTGTTACATGATTTACACTCAGAAGCTATTTTAGTTATATTGGAGAAAAAAGTAGATATTAACACTATTAGAAACTTAGAGCATTACTTTTCAACTGTTGTTTGGATGACGTGGCACTCCAACAAGTTTAAAAAAAAATACCTTAATGATTTTTTAGAGTTTTTTGAATACTACGATTATGACTTAATAGATGAAAGTATTGAACATTCAGACTTTACACCAGCTTATAACTTTATTGATAGAGAGCCGAAAACAGAAACTGAATACTATGAAATCAATTTATTTAAATTGTATTTAGAATTAGGATCTATCCAAGCAGTAAGCAGAAAAACAAAGATACCATATCAGACAGTATTTTACGATTTAAAACAAATAAAAGAGCAAATAATAAATGATAAAACTTTTAATCAAAGCGAACCTGAGTAACTTAAACGGACTATCGTTTCATCGGTTATACGTTCCATTCTCAAAAATAAGCGACTTAAACGAATTTAAATGTGATGTTTATCCTGACTTATCAGTATTGAGTGATGCTGAACTAAAAGGCTATGATGCTGTTGTTTATCAACGTGAAATTGATGTAAATGGTAACTCACTTGAATTAATAAACAAATATCACAAGTTAGGACTAAAAGTAATTTTTGATATAGATGATATGTGGGTGCTACCTCATGACCATTACCTTTACAAAGTTTACCAACAATATAAGATAAAGGAGCAAACAGAAGAAATTTTAAAAGCTGTAGACTTAGTTATTACTACCACAAAAGTAATGGCTACCAAAATAAGTAAGTTTAATAAAAAAGTTGAGGTTATTCCTAACTGTTTAGATTTGGATGATCCACAATGGCAACCTAACAAAATTAAAAGTGATTTAACACGTTTTGGTTATGTGGCTGGTGTATTCCATTCAAAAGATATTGGAATCATTCAGCAACCTATTTTAAAGGCATACAGGCATAATTTAAATACAGGCTTTGTTTTAGGTGGTTGGAATAATAATAAAGACTATAACTTTTATGAAACTGTAATGAGTGGCAATAATTTCGATATGTTAAAATATAGTCGAGTAAACTCTTTGCCGGTACACGAATATGGCAAGGCTTACAATTATACCGATGTATCATTAATACCTTTACAAAACAATATTTTTACTGAGTGCAAGTCAGAAATCAAACTACTTGAAGCAGGAGCGCATAAAAACCCTGCAATAGTTTCAAACGTGCTACCTTACAATATGTTTCCAAAAGAAACTGCAATATTTGTAGATAATCACGATGTTAATGGCTGGTTTAAAGCAATTAGGAATTTAAGCAAAGACAAAGTATTATTTGATGAAAAAAGCAAAGCACTAACTGAATATACAAAAGAACATTATAATATAAACAAATGGAGCGAAATAAGAAAACAGATTATAAAATCGGCATTGGTGTAACAACAACACCTAACCGAAGCGATTACATTGAAACCTGGAGAGAAAAATTTGAAAAGGTTAAACCTAAACACTATCATTTACACATTCATGAGGATGTAAGTTATAAAGGAGTTGCTTATTCAAAGAATCAAAATTTAAAAACTTTGCAAGATTGCGATTACATTTTTCTATTTGACGATGACTGTTACCCGGTAAAAGAGGGATGGGCAGAATACTTTATAAACTCAAACGAACATCATTTACTATTCTTAAACGATACTCATAAGGTTTTAGCACGTACAGGAAACGTGGAACACTTTAATGATTGTGGTGGAGTGTTTATGTTTATAACAAGCGAAGTATTAAATAAGGTAGGTTATATTAATTCAGCTTATGGCCGTTATGGATTTGAACATGCTGGTTACTCTAATCGAATATACAAGGCAGGTTTAACACGTTCACCTTACCAACAATTAGTAAATACTAAGGAATATCTTTATGCTATGGATTATAGTATAAAACATAGAAGTTCATTAACTGATGAAGAAAAAATAAATGAAATAAAAAAAAATAGTAAAATATTTGTCAATGAATTAAATGATAAAAACTATTTTATTAAATTTGAAGAATGAAAATACTTTTTAAGTTAGCAACACGTTCAAGACCTGAAAAAGCACGTGCAAGCATTAATAACATTATAAGTAATTGTAATTCAAACCAATATCAAATATTAGTTTCAGTTGATAAAGATGATGAAACAATGCAAGGCTTCGACCACGAACATGAATCAGTATTTATGGTTGAGGGTACTTCAAAAAATAAAATAGATGCTATAAATCGTGACATTGAACTTATTGATGACTGGGATATTTTAATCAATACTTCTGATGACATGATTTTTTTACATCGTGGATTTGATACAATTATCCGACAAGACTTTAAAAGACATTTAGACCAGGTCCTACATTACTCAGATGGCAACCAACATTCAAACATTATGACTATGAGCATAATGGGAAGAGCATATTATGAAAGGTTTGGATATGTTTATCATCCTGACTATAAGTCTTTATGGTGCGATTGTGAAGCAACAGAGGTTGCATGGTTAATGAATAAGTATGAGTACATGGGTGACTTAAAGATATTATTTAGACACATGCATCCTGCTTGGGGATTGGCTGAATATGACGAACAATATCGTAAAACAGAAAGTCAGGAGCTTTGGGATAACGATTACCGAGTATTTAAAGAACGCAAAGCAAGAAACTACGATATACTAGACCATTTAATTATTAACCCACCTAAATACTACAATGTATAGTCAAAACAATGAAGAGCAAGTAATATTAGATTACTTTGGCAATAAGATAGGTAATTTACTTGACATCGGAGCAAACGATGGGATTACTCTATCAAACAGCAGAAAGTTAATTGAGTTAGGTTGGAGCGGTGACTTAATAGAACCATCACCTACTGCCTTTGCAAAACTTAAAAAGTTATATTCAAGAAAGAAAAAAGTAAATACTCATAATATTGCTTTATGTGATGTTAGTGGTAAAATGAAATTTTATGAAAGTGGAACTCATTTAAATAATGGAGATACTGATTTATTATCTACTTTATCATTAACAGATAAACAGAAATGGGAATCAACAACTGAGTATACAGAAACAGAAGTAAATGCATTAACCTGGAATGATTTTCAAACAGGTAAACTTTATGATTTTATAAACATAGATGCTGAGGGATATGATCTAATAATTTTAAAGCAATTAGATTTATTTGACTTAGGATGCTCATGCCTATGTATTGAACACAATGGTAAAATACTTAATCAGATATTGGAAGAAGTTAAAAAGTATAATATGAGAATAATATCTCAGAATTTGGAAAATGTAATTTTGGCAATATGAAAGATATTTTTAAATACATTGAAGATATTATAAATTCAAAAGATAACTTATTAATATTTGAATTTGGAATGTGTGATGCACATCATTCATATAAAATAATGGATTTAATTCAAAGTAATAAAACTTTTGAATATTATGGATTTGAGCCTGTAGATTATTTATTTAATCAAATCAAAGATTATAAAAAAGATTATCAAAATGGTTCGTTCACTATTGTAAATAAAGCAATAGGAGATAAAGATGGATTGGTTGATTTTTATCAAAGTGGTGGACAAAAAATAGTTGATGGGATAAACACAGAAAATTATTATGGCAGTTCATCAATCAATGAACCTAAAGAAGTTTTAACATATTGGCCTGAAATGACTTTTGAGAAAAAACAAATTGAATCTATAAAGTTTGATACTTATGTAAAAGAAAATAATTTACAGGATAGAATAATTGATTTTATTTGGGCAGACATTCAAGGTGCTGAGATTAATTTAATCAAAGGAGGTAAAAATACTTTCAAAAATGTAAAATATTTTTATACTGAATATTCAAATGGTAATTTATACAAAGGAGATAAAGGGTTAAAAGGTATTTTAAAGCTATTGCCTAATTTTGAAATAGAATGTGATTATCAAGGTGATGTACTTCTAAAAAATAAATATTTATGATTTTATCAATACTTATTCCAACAGTTCCACAAAGAGCAAGACTTTATTTAGAACTAATCACAGAACTAAATAATCAAATAGAAATGGCTAATGCCTTTGGACTTGTTGAAGTTATTACAGATGATGCACCGGTAGGAGCAAAAACAACAGGGCAAAAGAGAAACGATTTAATTAATTCAGCACAGGGTAAGTATGTTTGGTTTATTGATGATGATGACATGATAATGCCGAATGCTATTAATAACATACTGCCTGCATTAGAACTTAATCCAGATGCTTTGGCTATCAATGGAATAATGACTACAGATGGCAATAATATGAAACAATGGTATATCAGTAAAGACTTTGAATATAGAGCAGACTTTACAAAAGGATTTGAAATATACATAAGGCCGACAAACCACATAACACCGGTTAAAAGAGAAATAGCAAAACAAGTTAAATTCAAGAATCAATCTAACTTTGAAGATTATGAGTATTGCATGGAACTTAAAAACTTAGGATTAGTTAAAACAGAAGTAGAAATAAAAGAAGCTGTTTATCATTACAGATATATTTCAACTAATAAATTATATTAATGAAAATTGCCTTTTGCACATACGCAAGTAAATGTTACAAATATTCTTACGCAGATGCTGATCGTTATTTTCATTATGCAGATAGATTAAAAGATTCTTTAAAAGGTGTTGATTTTCATTTGTTTACAGACAATAACCTTAAACATCCTGGACATGCAAACTTACCTTATTCATTTAAACCTTATGCTATTCAGCAACTTAGGAAAGATTATGACATAGTAGTGTGGGCAGATAGTTGTGTTTATTCAATTAAAGACTTAAACAAGTTTATTGAATACATAAATATAAATGGATTTGTATTCTTTGATAATATTGGGTATACTATTGGTGACTTTACTTCTGATCAGTGCCTAACTAATTTTAACATGAGTAGAAAAGAATCCTTTGAGCACCCTATGATAATGGCTTGCTTAATGGGATTTAACTTTAAAAATCATTTAGCTACTAAATTATTCAATGAGTATTTTAAAGCAACTCAAACATACGGAAACTATGAGGGAGACTGGACTAATGAATCAAATCAAGTTAGTAAAGATAACAGAGTAAAAGGACATCGACATGATCAATCAGTAATGAGTATTATTTTAGCAAAAGAGAAAATAAAACCTTTACACCCTCATTCTACATTCTTTGCCTACTTTGGTAACCCTGGTCATTTACCTCATGCAGAATCAGTTTGTTTACTTAGTCAAGGATATTAATGATACAACTACTTGCAACTACTTACATAATAGCAAAATACATTCCTAAGCCTAAATGGTTAATGAGAAAACCTTTCACATGTCCGCTATGCTTAACTTATTGGAGTTTCCTAATTTATCAAATAATAAACTTCACAACTTATTTTGATTTATTGACTATTCCTTTTACCTTTGCTTTATTGGCATCACTAATTGAACAGGTAAACGATAGGTATTTATTATGATTCCACAAAACATAGCAGATCAATTAATCAAATGGGAGCAAATGGGTAAAAATTACTCACCAACTTTTAATTGGACTGAACTAAATGAGTTAGCTATAAAGAGTGGAAACAAACCTTTTAACTTAGGTTGTGGGGATTGCAGAAAACAATTACTTGAATACTTACTTGCAGTTATAAAAGATGGAAGCGGTAAATAACCCAAAACACTATGGAGGAGATACAACCTATGAAGCTATCAAAGTAATAGAAGCATGGGAACTAAACTTTCATTTAGGCAATGTAGTTAAGTATATTAGCAGAGCAGGTAAAAAAGACCTCACAAAGACAAAAGAAGACTTATTAAAAGCTAAATGGTACTTAGATAGGTATATTGGTACTTTATAAATAAAATGGCTGAAAAGAAAGAAAATAACGAACAAAAGCGAACAGACGAAGCTAAAAGGGTGTTATTGAATGCTTTAGAGAAACATTTGGGCATTGTAACACCTGCATGTAAAGAAAGTGGACTATCACGAACTCAGCATTATAAGTGGTTAAAAGAAGATAAAGAATACAGACAGGCAGTAAAGGAACTTGAGAATGTTGCTTTAGACTTTGCGGAGTCAGCATTGCACCAACAAATAAAAAAAGGTAATCCATTAAGCACTATGTTTTATTTAAAATGTAGAGCAAAAAAAAGAGGTTACATTGAACAGCATGAATTGAAAGTTTCAGGAAATATGAAATTCACAGCAGACTTTGGCGAAAGCAGTACTATACAATCCACATCCGAATCAGAAGAAAATACATGATAGTATAAATAAAGAAAACCACAAATACTACGTTATCAATATAGGTAGGCAGTTTGGTAAAACTTTATTAGCTATTAATCAAATGTTATTTTGGGCTTTAAATAATAAAGGCATTAGAATAGCATGGGTAAGTCCTATTTATAAACAATCTAAAAAAGTATTCGATGACTGTTTCAAAGCATTTGCAAAAAGACCTGAAATTTACAGAAAGGTTAATCAGTCGGAGTTAGTACTCGAATACATTACAGGTTCAACCATTCAATTCTTTAGTGCTGAGAGATACGATAACATTCGAGGTTTCACATTCGATTACTTGGTTTGTGATGAGTTTGCATTCATGGATGAGAAAGCATGGACAGAAGTATTAAGGGCAACTGTTTTAGTTAAGGGCAAAAAGGTTTTATTAATTAGCACTCCAAAAGGTAAAAACCATTTTTATCAGATGCACCAACTTGATGGCATAAATAATCAATATAAGTCGTTCACAATGACTTCATACGATAACCCAATGATTAATCCGACTGAAATAGACGATGCTAAATTAACTTTACCCGAAATGATATTCAGGCAGGAGTATTTAGCGGAGTTTGTAGATGGTGGCCAGATGCTATTCAATAACCGACAACATTCGGATAACAAACCATTAGGTAAATGTTATGGAGGGATTGACTTAGGTAGGGCAGATGACTACTCAGTACTTTCAATATTCAATGAAAAAGGTGAGCAGATATTTATTGAACGCTGGAGGCATAACGACTGGAACTCAATTATAAAAGCAATAGCAAGTAAATTAAAAGAGTTTCAAGTAAACACTACCATAGTTGAGGTTAATTCAATAGGTGATGTTATATTCGAGTTATTGCAAAAGGAATGCGGAAGCTATACACGTATTGAACCATTTATCACAACTGCATTAAGTAAAAAAGAAATAGTTGAAAGTTTAATAGTAGCCAACCAAAACAAAGAAGTGATATTTACCAATGTGGACTGGTTAGATAAAGAGTTGGAAATGTTCACATACGAATACAACCCAAAAACAAGAAACATAAAATACAGCGCACCTAATGGATTTCACGATGATGGTGTTATGGCTACATGCCTATCATACCATTGTTACTTGCAGAATGCAAAAGGGCGATACATATTAATTTAAAAAGGTACTTATTTATGATGACAATTACAGTTCCAACTACATGGTTTGATGTATCAATAGAGAAATTTCCATTGATATACGATATTATTCAGGATAAAGACATTGATCCTATTGATAGAGAAATAAGAGTAATAAGCATTTTAACTGATATGCCTGTTGCTGATATTGAGAAAATTAGAATAGATCAATTAAAAGAACTTATTAAATCGGTAAACTTTATTGTTAAAATGGAATTTCCTAAGCATCAAGAAGTGTTTAGGCATAATGGATTTCGTTGGATAGTTAATTATGACATCAGTAAATTAAGTGCCGGTGACTTTATAAGCATAAGCAAGCTAACTGAAAGCGAGGAATCAATAATGGCTAATTTGCCACAATTAGTAGCAATGTTTATAAAGCCTTATAAAGTTAGTTGGTTTAAATTGAAAGAAGTTGAAATGGATTACAATGAAAGACTAAGGCACATTAACAGCATGAGTGTTGGAGTTGTTTATCCTTTATGTGTTTTTTTTTGCAAGGTTATAGAGGAATTGTATCCAACTATAGAGGATTATTTGGTAAATCAAATGAAAACAGCGAGACAGACGATAGAGAACGAACTGAACAGCAAAAGCACTTAGATTATTGGAGTTGGTATATTACATTGGATAACTTGAGTAATAAAGATAGGAGCAAATGGGATTATTATTTAAACATGAATGTGATAGCTTTTTTAAATCATTTGAGTTACATAAAAGATAGAAACAAATGGCAATAGAGTTTGGTAAATTAGATGAGTTAATTACAGATGAATTAATTAATCAATGTTTAGATAAACATAGGATAATTATTTATGGTCATGCAAAAAGTGGTAAAATATTAATAGCACGTTTACTTGCAGAAAAATTAAAAAGAAAATTAATAATAACAGATGAATACATGGAATACGGATTTAAACAAAGCATGTATGTTATTAAAGATTTAATTGAAGAAATAAAAGAACCATTAATAATTGAGGGAGTTCAAACACCACGATTATTAAGGAAAGGTCTTGAGTATAATGATTTTTATTGTGATATGATTATACACTTAGAATGTAATAAACAATCAATAGAGCAGGCTTATATTAAAGATAATGAAGAACATAAATTATCAAAGGTTTACACATTTAATGAAATGTTAGATAATATTTTTGAAGAGTGGTATCAAAATATGCCAATTGATAAGATGCCATTAATTATTAAACTAAATACATCATTCGTATGGCAATAAAGAATATTAAAACAAAAGAAGATGTTACAGATGCATTTGATGTATTTATAAAAAATGTAAATTTTGAATTTGCAAATGATGATAAATTAGTGAAAGTAGTTAATGAATTTTTAGAAAAAGTAAAAAATAATTTAAAAGAAAATGATTTAATTGCAAGTGGTAGATTACATCAATCACTCAAACCAGCTTTACCATTTAAACAAAGAGAAAAATCAGTTGTAGTAGAAATTATTGCAGAAGATTATTGGAAAGATATTGAAGAGGGAACAAAACCAAAAGGATTTAGTGCTGCTAATTTTAAAAAGCTTCAACCAAAAATATTAGAATGGATACAAAATAAAGAATCGTTAAGTACAATAGCAAATACTGAATGGAGAAAAAGAGCATTTAGCTATTTGATTACACGCTCAATTTTAAGAAAAGGAACAATTAAAAGATTTGGGTATAAAGGAAAAAAGTTTTTAACTGATGAATTACCTGAATTAGAAAAAAACATTATTAAATTTTACGAAAATAAATGGCAATAACAATATACAACACACCTAACAGCTACGCACCAGCTTATAACCAAATGATATTTACATTAAGCAGTGATAATGTAGCACAACCTAATTTCAGATACATTGCCGATGTATACATGAATGGAAGTAGTGAATATACACGATTGCAATGCGCACCTAATCCAACTAACAGCAGTGGTGTTTTCGATATTAGTGGAATTGCACAAAACTTTTTAAGTCAGGATGCCGATGACAATACAACCACATTTAAACAATGTGGTAACTCAATAGCTTACTATCAAGTGCAGTTTGGTGAACAGTATGGTGCGAGTAGTGGAATAACTAACTACACTAACCTAACCAACAGAACAGGATATTGTTTTAATGGCATATTTGATCCATTATTATTTTTAGACTTTGCAACAAACACTTATGTTTTAAATAGTTCATCAACTCAATTCTTAACTGATAGACCTACTTTTGAAACAAGAGCAGGTGAGAAACTTATTTTAGGTTTTATGGTTAGTGCTGAAGCTGTTGCTTACAATTTAGAAATAATTAGTTACTATGACGATGGTACTATATTTAACACAGTAAGGACAACTAATCCTTACAATAGTTTATTAAATAGAGCAGATAGAAGTATTAATGTACGTGTTGACCATGACTGGTTAAGTAGTTTGGTTAATGCCGATTTATCGTTTGGTAGCACTCCAATATTTTCAGCAAGTTATGATTATTACGATGTAAGGATAAAAAGTTTAACAGGAACAGTAGTAAGTGAAACGATACGAATTTATCCAGGTGAAGATATTTGCAGTAAGTATTCACCGATTAGATTTAAGTTTATGAACAACTATGGTAAATATGATTACTTTACTTTCACCAATGCAAAGACAAAAACAACAGCTATAAAACGTAACACATTTAAAAGTAACCCGAATGATTGGAGTGGTGTTAATTACAATTACAATCGTATGAGTAGGGGTATTGTTCAGTATGAAACTATATTAGATGATACCATTACAATTCAATCTGATTGGATTACAGAAGCTGAATCCGCATGGTTGGAGCAATTAGTTACAAGTCCAGACGTTTATATTTACGTGGGTGCTAACTTAGTATCTGTTAATATTACTGATTCAAGTTATGCGACTAAGTACGTTGCAAGTGAGCAGTTATTCAATCTTTCAGTTACATTCCAATATTCACAAAATAGAAAAAGACAAAGAAGATGATACTAACAAGAATTTACATTAATAATGAAGAGATAGATTTAAAAGACGATGTATCAATTCCTCTTAACTTCAATATTGCGGATATACGTGAGCCTGAGAAAAAAGACACTACATGGAGTAAAACTGTTGTATTACCTGGTTCTTCGTTTAACAATAATCTATTTTCAAATATATGGAATGTTAATGCAGTCATTGATAGTTCAGGCACTACTAACTTTAATCCAAACTTTAATCCGAATTTAAAAGCAAAGGCAGAAATTTATTACAACAATGCTTTGCAGTTTACCGGTATTTGCCAATTGCTGAATGTAAACGTAACCGATAAATATCAGGTTGAGTATGAGGTTGCATTTTTTGGTGAACTTCAAAACATTTATCAATTCTTTACAAATAAGTTTTTGAGGGATATTGATTTAACTCAGTACGACCATAAATACACTTTACACAATCAGTATTTAAGTTGGCTTACTGATTATACTAATGGTTATGTTTACCCACATATTGATTATGGATATTCAGTAAATAGTCAATTTAGAGTTGAGCATATTTTCCCTGCTATCTACATTAAGACTATTTTAGATAAAATGTTTAGTGAAGCTGGGTATAGCTATCAGTCTAACTTCTTTGACAGCGAAATGTTCAAACATTTGATATTGCCTTATTCAGGTTTATCTACTTTAAAGCTAACATCTGAGCAAGTTAGGGAACGAACAATGCGAGCAAGTAAGGTTTCAACACAAAGCGTTTTAAACGATTTGGTTGCACCACAAAGCCATTTAGTAAGTTTTACAGATAAAACAACACCTCCAAATTTTGATGATGGCAGTCATTGGTATGATATAAATGGCGGTGCTACATTTCAAACATTCGTAGTGCCTAAGTCAGGAACTTATAATTTAACAGCTTACATAAAAGCTAACATAACACATCAACCGAGTACAGCGACTGCAGAATTAACTCAATCACGGAGGCATGTAGGACAAATGGGTATATTTAAAAATACAACCCAAATGATTGCAGGCCGTAATTGCTGGATGAAAGCAATACCTGCAAATGCTAACATAGATGATTCATTTATGTTTACAGCATCAACAGGGACTACATTACCATCAATTTTAACAAGTGGCACAACTTCATTAGATAGTGAGGGAACATTTACACTAACTACTTACTTAGCAGAAAATGATATTTTACAATTCAAGTATTTAGAAGGCACAGGAGCGTATAACTTAACTCAGTCAGGTAGTGTATTAATAGATAGTATTTATAAAAGTGGCGGTGTATTGCAAACACATAATACTACTTCAAACTTTAATATGAATTTATTGTCTGATTCGTTTTTTTCTGTTTCATTAGCAGATACTAATATTCAAGAGGGTGATGACTTAACTTTGAATACTGTTTTGCCTGACAAAGTACTTCAAAGTGAGTTTTTCAATTCAATAATTAAAATGTTTAATCTATTTGTCGAAATAGATAAGACTAATCCTAACAACTTAATAATAGAGCCACGTCCTACGTTTTATAGCAGTGGAGTTACACGTGACTGGTCTGATAAATTAGATTACTCAAAGGAAACTAAAATCATTCCAATGGGTGAACTAAATAATAAGACTTACCTATTTACTTACAAATCAGATACTGACTATTTCAATAACCTTTATCAAACACGCTATGCAGAAGTATACGGACAACAGAAGTATGATATTGAGAATGACTTTTTAAAAGGTGAAGTTAAAACAGAAGTAATATTCAGTCCAACACCTTTAGTTAATACATTAGGGCATGATAGAGTAATTTCAAAGATATACAGCGTTGATAGTAGTGGAGCAATTAAACCAACAAATGCAAACATAAGAATACTTTACTATGGCGGTTTAAAAGATACAGCATTTCAATGGTCGCACATTGCAAGTAGTGGAACAACATTAAGAACAAATTATGCTTATGCTGGTCATTTAGATGACGTTGCAAACCCTACATTTGATTTATCATTTGGAGTGCCACGCGAAGTTAATTACACACCAACACGCTATACTGCCAACAACCTTTATAATAAATATTGGAGGGATTATATTGAGCAGATTGCGGATAAAGATTCAAAATTATTTGTTGGTTACTTTTACTTAAATGAGTTTGACATTCAAGCCTTAGATTTCAGAGATAACTTTTATTTTGAAAATGAAGTTTGGAGGTTAAATAAAATAATAGACTATGACAGAATAAACAACCAAACAACTAAATGTGAGTTTATAAAACTTAAAACATTACCACCTTACCAAGATGATAACGGAGTTGATATAAATGGCGGTTATGAAGAAATTGACAATATAAACCCTGCACCTACTTCAAGAGTTGGCACTACTTTTAATAACAACCATGTAGCAGATGGTGCAATAGTAAGTGGATTTAACAATGTAGTTAATTCAGGTAAGGGTGTTATAGTAAGTGGGAGTGATAACTATGTAGGAGATGGTGCAACAAATGTAACAATAACAAGTTCAACAGGAGTTACTATATTAGACGGAATATCAAATGTATCTGTAACGAATAGCAGTGGACTTACAATTATTGAATCTAATGTTACTTACAACAATGGAATTAAATCAAACAATAACATATCTTATAAACAATACATTGCTTTATTAAGTCAAACAGGAATAACTGATCCAATAGTAAATGTTTTAGAAAATACATTGTCAGGTGAAATAATATGGTTAAGAACAAACACAGGTGAGTACGAGGGTGAGTTAATAGGTGAGTTTACTTTTAATAAAACAACCATAAATTGTAGTAACACACAACCTGGGGAAATAAGGACAAACAGACAGGATAGTGATAAAGTAAATGTTTATACTTATGATTCAACAGGAACACCTGCGGATGCACAATTACTTTATTCAACAATAGAAATAAGAGTTTACAATTAAAAGGTACTTAATATTAAATGGCACTTACTAAAATAGTTATAGAAACAGAAATCATCAATGGTGATAAATCTGTAAAAGAATTACAAGATTTAAAACAAAATGCTGAAAACAGTGTTAAGTCATTAAGTGATTTAAAAAAAGAATTTAAAACTTTACAAGATCAATTAACTGGACTAACTCCAGGCACAAAAGAATATACAGAAGCACTTAAAAAATTAGGTGCAGTTAAGGATCAGATTGGAGATTTACGTTCAGAAATTGAAGGCTTTGCAGGTGCAGATAAAAAGATTGCAGCAGTTACAAATGTTATTGGCGGATTGGCTTCAGGCTTTCAAGCTGCTCAAGGAGCAATGGCTTTGTTTGGCACAGAAAATGAAGATTTACAAAAAGCATTATTAAGAGTCCAAGCTGCAATGGCACTTACTCAGGGATTGCAAGGTCTTGCTGGCATGGCTGACAGTTTAGGTGTAGTTACCAATTTATTAAAATCTACAACAGTTGGAACTTATCTAGCAGCCGCTGCTCAAAAAGTTTACAATGTTGTAATGGCTGCAAACCCTATTGGATTATTAATAGCTGGACTTACTGCTTTAGTTGGCATTATTGCTTTGGTAGTAAATTCAATGGAGGATGAAAACGAAGCGCAGAAACAAGTAATTGCATCAAGAGAGAGAGAGATAGAAGTAATGGACTCTCAAATGGCTAAATTCAAAGAGGAGTCAGATTTTAGAAAGCAATTAGCTGCTGCAATGGGTAAAAGTGCAGAGGATCAATTAAACTTAAGTAAATATTATAATAACGAAGAAAATCTACTATTAGAAGAAAAAATTAAAAAACTTAAACAAAATATTTCTGATAGGATTGCAATAATTGATTCAGCAAATAAAGATGAGTTTCAACAAATAAAAGATAAAAATGCTGCTGATTTTAAATTAATTGAAGAAGCAAGAAAAAGACAAAGAGAATTAGACAAACAAAATAAATTAGAGCAAGCAAAATTTGATACAGATGAAAGAAAAAAAGCAGAAGAAAAAAAGAAAGAGTCTGATGACAAAGGAAAAGAGAGAGCAAATAAAAAAGCAGAAGATGATGCTGCTGAAAGAGAATATTGGAGGAAAAGAAGATTAGAAGAACAAGAAGCTGAGCAGTTTTTCTCAGATGAATTAGCAGAGCAAGAAAAAAATAAAAAAATATTTAGAGAAAAAGCACTACAAGATGAATTAGAATTAAATGCAAAACAAAATGATGAATTTAATTATAAATTATATCAAGAACAAAAAAAGAGAGATGAGGATTTATTATTAAATAAGAAAAAAGCAAAAGAACAAGAAGTACAATTAACACTTCAAGGTTTAACAGCTATACAAGGATTAGCAGATGCTTTTGCAGGTAAAAGTGTAGAAAGTCAAAAAAGAGCTTTTCAAATTAAAAAGATTGCATCAATAGCACAGGCAACAATAGAAACCTATCAAGCTTCACAGTCAGCTTATGCAAGTCAAATGGTTATACCTACACCAGACGCACCAATTAGAGCAGCTATTGCGGCAGGTATATCAGTAGCAAGCGGATTAGCAAGAGTAGCTGTTATTGCAAAACAACAATTTCAAGCACCATCAACAGGCGGAGGTGCAACAGAATCAAACTTAGGATCATTTAGTCAAGGCGGAGGGCAACCACCACAAGGACTATCTGCACAAAACACAGTTACACAACTTAACCCCGATGGGACAGTAGCAGGGCAAGGCAATAGAGAAATGCAACCAATGAAAGCCTATGTTGTGGAATCAGAAAGTAGAGCAGTAACAGAAAGAGTAAATAAATTAAGTAACCAATCAAAAATATAATAATGGAAAATTTACCTATTTATAAATTAGTAATAGATGATAGTGATGAGTTGGGAGTAGACTACATAGCTTTAGTAGATAGTCCTGCCATAGAAAAAACATGGTTCGCTTTTAAAGACCATGAATTAATTGTAGAGCCAAAAGCAGGTGAAAGTCATGATGATTTCATGTCACGTTGCATGGTAGTTGAAATTGAAGCAGGAAAAGAACCTGCACAAGCTAATGCTATTTGTCATAGTAAATGGGAAAATAAAGGAATGAATGCACAATTTAAATTCTTTGCAAATCATGAAAGACGTTTAATATCTGGTCCACTTATGATATCGGATTTGCCAATTTATCGTGCCGATGAAAGTGGTGAGTACTATGTTGTATTTGATAAAGAGCAAATTGAAAAGATAGCACAGCGTTTCTTTAAGAAAGGTTACAGCCATAATGTAAACATGATGCACGATGCTGAAAGGCAAGTTAATGGAGTTTATATGGTTGAAAGTTTTATTATTGATAAAACAAGAGGTATAAAAACTCCAGAAGGCTATCCAACACTAACAGAAGGTAGTTGGTTCGGAACTTTTAAAGTAGATAACAATGAAGTATGGAATGACTTTATTAAAACAGGAGTGTTTAAAGGATTTAGTGTTGAGGGTGCATTTGCACATCGCAAAGTAACTGAAAAGCCCATGACTGAAATAGAAAAGATTGCGGATAGAATACAATCATTAAGACAAAAAATAAAAAATATTTAACAATAGGTACTTATTAAAAAGCAAAGCAATGGAAAATAAAAAACAAAGTTTTAAAGAAGTGTTTTCGGATATGAAAGATTTATTCAAAGATATTTTCAAAGATGAAATATTAAATCAAAAATTTGCTGACTATAAGGCAAAGGATGGTTCAATAGTAAGAACAGATACTGAAGAGATCGCAGTAGGTTCTAAGTTGCAAGTTATAACACCCGATGGTGTTATGGATGTACCTGCAGAAGTAACTGAAATGGTTATCATGGTAGGTGAAGCAATGATGAAAATCTACGTTGAGAATGGAGTGGTAAAAGGAATGGAGCCATACATGGAAGAAGTAGAAGAAGAGATGCCACAAGAAATGGCAAATAATAAAGAAGAGTTTGAAGCAAAGTTTGCTGAGTTAAATGAAAGACTTTCAAAAATTGAATCAGCTTTAGGTTTGGCTAATCAAGCAATGGAGCAAGCACAAGCTACTATCAACACTCAAAACGATTTAAACAGAAAACTATTTGCTTTAATTGAAAAGGTTGCAGGTGCGCCAAGTGTAGAACCTAAATCAACTGCAAAAGAAAACTTTAAAAAAACAAATACAACTACTTCATTAGAAGAGTTTAGAAAATTAGCATTTAAATAACAAAAATAAATAACAACTAAAAACAAAACAAAATGGCATTTTCATTAGGCACAATGACCGCTTATATTGAAGAAAATAAAGCGGACTTAATCACCAAAGCAATCCTTGGTGCAAAAACATTAGGATTAGGAGTAGATATCAGAACAGGTATCAAATCTTCTGCAAAGATTCCAGTATTAGAATCAACTGTACCATTTCAATCACTTGCTTGTTCTTTTACCTCTTCGGGTACTACAACAATCAATCAAATTGAAATTGCAACTGTAGGCATTCAGTTTTCAGAGCAATTCTGTTTAAATGATTTGAATGTATACTTTACACAGAAGTATTTACCAGCAGGATCAAATGTAGATTCAATGTCAATTGCACAACAAATCATTGATAGAAAAATTGCTCAAGTAGCACGTAATGTTGAAAATATGATATGGGCCGGCAAAACAACTTATGGCAATTCAACAGTATTAAAACAAATGAATGGCTGGTTAGCAACTATTGACACAGCAGGTACAGCAGTTGCTGCAACACCTTCAACTTTAAACTCAACAAACGTATTAACTATATTTGATGATGTTTATTCAAAAGTTCCAGCTGCTGCATTAGTAAATGAGCCAGTTGTTGCTTTCTGTGGATTAGATACTTTCAGAACATTAGCTGCAAAGATTACTTCTACTTATGGTATTTATGGTTCTCAGTACAGTACTGATAACGTATGGAACAATTGGGAATTAATGTATCCAGGTACTAACATGAAAGTTATTGGTGTACCAGGACTTAGTGATGCAACCGTTGATACAGGTTCTGTTCCTACAGCAGTAAGAAACCGTATTATAGCTACTTACGCAAGTAACTTAGTTTATGGAACTGACTTACAATCTGACACAGATACCATAGAAAGTTGGTTCTCCCAGGATGACCGAGTATATAAGGTCTTCGGTAGTTTTAGAGCAGGTTGTGCAGTAAAATTCATTGACCACGTAGTACAATATACAAACTCTTAATTAATTAACTAAGGGGCGCAAGCCCCTTTTAAAATACTATAAAATATGGCATGTTTACTCACCGAGGGAATAACACTTGACTGCCGACAAGGTGCTGGCGGTATCAAGAAATTATACTTAACTGAATTTGCAAATGTAAGTTCAATAACTCAATCTTCAGGAGCAGTTACTGCAATTACTATGGCAAGTGGTAAAAAGTTTTGGACTGTTGAGGTTGAATTAGAAGATGCGCAATTAAACGAAGATGCAACTGTATCAATTGAGAATGGAACAACTTTCTATGCTCAAACTTTAACTTTTAGTGTTTACAAAATGACTGCAAAGAATCGTAATATTGTTAGACTATTAACACAAAATAGACTAATGGTTATCGCTCAAGATGCAGACGATGTATATCACTTATTAGGTGAAACAAGAGCAATGCATTTAACTGCAAGCGCATCAACAACAGGTAAAGCAATGGGTGATAAAAATGGTTATTCAATTACCTTAACCGGTAAAGAGCCATTACCTGCTAACAAAGTAAACTCTGGCATTATCGCTGGTTTATTATAATCTCTGTTTTATTTGGTTAAGAAGGTAGCCCGTAAGCTACCTTTTTTTGTTTTAAAATAATTATATTTGGTACTTATTATTAAATGCAAATAATAAATAAAAATTCAAACAATTATTTGATTTTCACTTTAAGTGAAAAAGTTACTTTGACTAATCCTTATTATCTGTTTTCATTCAAGCATCAAGTTGAAATGAATCCAATTAATTTTATTACGTTTGATGTATCTTTATATAAAGATAGATACAATAAATTTTTAATTACTGAAACTACAGGCACTACTACATTAACAAGTGGAATAGTATCATTAGCTGAAACAGGTTTCTATGAGTACGCTATTTATGAGCAAGTAAGTTCAACTAATTTAGATTTAACTCAAACAGGTAATCTTTTAGAAATAGGAATGGTAAAAGTGAATAGTAATAAACCAGTTTACATAGAATACGATAACGAGCCGAAAACAATTAAGACTTATGGAGAATAAATTATACGAAGTTATCAATCTTAAATTACAGGCACATAAAACACCTGTATTTAAAGAAGAAAAACAAAAAGAATGGATTATCTATGGAGCAGATAGAGAGGGTGGTTATTACAATAATTACCCAGCTTACTTGTTATACTTGTACAATCGTTCTTCTAAGCATAACTCTTTTATCAATGGTAAGGTACTTTATATTTGCGGTGCTGGTGTTGGCTTTGATTCTGATGGCTTAACACTACAAGATATAGCATTAGCAAATGACTTTATAAATAAAGAAAATGCGAATTACGATACACTAAAAGATATTGTAAAAAAATGTGTTTTAGATAAAAAACTTTTTGGTGGTTACTATTTAGAGATCATTTGGAATAAGGCAGGCACTAACTTTGAGATATTACATTTTCCATATAACAATTTAAGAAAGGCAAAGGATGGGGATGGGTATTGGTATTCAAAAGATTGGAGCAAACAAAAGCAAAGTGCAGAAGATACCGATTTAGAATATATTGAACTATTCAATCCCGAAGAGCCAAAAGGCAGACAAATATTTGTCGCAAAGGAATACAGACCTGACTTAGATGCTTACCCATTACCTGACTACGTTGCATCAACTGTTTATGCAGAGGTGGATGTTGAGTTATCTAATTACAGATTGAATGCTATAAAAAGTGGTTTTAATGCAGGTACTATTTTAAACTTTGCAAATGGCAGGCCAACAGATGAAGAGAGAGAAATAATTGAAACAAAGCTAAAAGAAAAATTTACTTCAACAGATAGAGCGAATAGTCTATTAATTACTTTTAGTCAAACAGAAGCAAGTAAACCAACTATTGAACACTTAACACCTCAAAATGTAGACGAGCAGTTAAATGGTTTAAACGATCAGGTTATTCAAGAATTAATCATAGGGCATCACATTCCTAATCCATTGTTGGTAGGTATCAAAACATCGGGTGAGTTAGGAACAAAGGACCAGTTAAATGATAGTTATGAGTTGTATAAGAATACGTACATCATACCTAATCAAAGAGAAATTGAAAGAGATTTTAATTACCTTTTAAAACTTAAAGGTTTTGTTAATCGTGTTTACTTAAAAGAATTAGATCCTATTGAAGAGCAGTTACCTATTGAAGAAAAAATAAAGGTAATGACTAATGCAGAAATTCGTGCTATGTATGGATTACCTGAATTAGATACTATATCAACAAACAAAACAAGCGAAGCATTATCTGCATTAAGTCCTTTGGTTGCTACTAAGATATTAGAATCAATGGAAGAAAATGAAATTAGAAACTTGGCTTCATTACCTCCAACAGAAAATAAACCAACACAAGTTATCTCAAGTGCTATTCATAGGTTTGATGATACATGTGAACATTCATTTGCAAGTGAAAGTGAAGTTGATGAAATTATTGATGTATTTATGTTATTCGGTGACGATGTTACAAACTATGAAATAGTAGAAGAAGATATAAACAAAGAGTTTTCATTTGCTGAAGTTACACCTTTATCAACTGTTTTAAAACGTGATATTATTGCACTATTAGAGAAAGATCCTTTATTGGATGACAAAACAATAGCCGATACATTACGAGTAAAAGAGGATAGAGTTCGCGACATCATGGATACTTTGGTAAAGGATAAGCAAATTAATGTAAAAGAAAAAAACATAGGTGGGCAGAAAAAAGCTATTAGAGTTCCAACACGTGATGCTATTAAAGTGGTTAAGGACTTAGGCAGTGATGCAGAAGATTATAAAATCATGTACACTTATGAGTGGAGGCCAGGAGTAAAACCTGACATTAGAGATTCAAGAGAATTTTGTTCAAAGCTATTAAGAGCAAATAAAATGTATAGCAGAGCGCAAATAGAACAGATTAGTAATATAGTAGGTTGGGATGTTTGGAATTATCGTGGTGGCTGGTGGACTCGCAAAGGCGGTAAGGTTACTACAAGATTTTGCAGACATATTTGGAGTTCAAAATTAGTAAAAGTTAAAAAATAATGGCAACAATATTATTAGTAACAGCGACTTACATTAAGGATTACACACCGATTGATCCTAATGTTGATGAAAAATATATCCGCATAGCAATTGAAGAAGCGCAAAAGATTCACATACGTGAATACATTGGCAGTGGTTTATACGATGAAATAATAGGGCAAGTAAACAACAATAATATAAGTGCTTTAAACACTACCTTATTAGACAATTATATTATACCTGCATTGAAGTGGTGGGCAGTAGTTGAGGTAATTCCTTTCTTAGTTTACAAGATGACTAACAAGTCAATAGTAACAAAGAATAGTGATAACAGTTCAACTATTGAAAGAACACAATTAGACTTCTTAACCAATACAGCAAGCGACAAAGCACAATATCACACACAAAGGTTAATTGATTACTTAATGGAATACTCAGATGTATATCCATTATACGATAATCCTGGAGATGGTTTTGACACTATCATTCCACGTTCAAACAGTTATGATAGTGGCATTTGGTTAGGGCAACAAAGAGAATATATTAGCTATGAAGAAAAGTTTGAAAAAAGATATAAAAAGTAAAAAGGAATTGAAGTTTGATAAAAAAGTTCAATGCTTAAAAAAGTGTTTAAATGATAACATTAAACCAGGTAATAAAAAACCTCAACAATATAGCAAATAGTCACTATCAAATTAATTCATTTGGTAATGGTAGTGTAGCAGAGTTTGCAACAAGTGGCATCACTAATTATCCTGCAATGTGGGTTGATTATCAACCAGCACAGGTGCAAGGTAGAAGTTATACTCATGTGGTTACTGTTTACATTGCAGACCGACTTATTAAAGGTAAAAAAAATGAGTTAGAAGTATTAAGTGATGTTCAGCAAATCTGTTTAGATATTATTGCACAATGCCAATCTACTATTTATGGTTGGAGTTTGGTAAGTGATAACGTAACTTTAAATCCATTTTATGAGCCGAGATTTGACGATGAAGATGCAGGTTACTATTTTGATTTAACTTTTAAAATACCATTTGATTATAACCGATGTCAAATACCTTTCACAACTTCACCGAGTGCGAGTACTTACACATCATGTAATCCTGTTACTATCTACAATCAGAATGGCCAAGTAATAACACAAATAGATGCAGGAGGTACTTATACAGTGATACAAGTTAGCACAATAGATGGAGGTTCGAGTTCTACGATTTATAGCAATCAAATAATACAGGCATGAGTACATTAACAGCACAGATACAATTAAGAAGAGATACATCGGCAAACTGGACTACTAACAATCCGATATTATTAGCCGGTGAAGTTGCATTTACAAGTGATGTATTTTATACAGGCACAGACCAACAAAGATTTAAAATAGGTGATGGAGTTCAAACATGGTTGCAATTAGATTACGTTCCTGAGGGAGGAGCAAGTGCTTATCCTGAAAACTTATTTTTAACAGTTATAAATAAGACTACAGATAATCTTTTAGCATCTCAATATAAAGTTTTAAAAGTAATTACTGCGCAAGGTGGAAGATTAGCCGTTGATTATGCTTTAGCGGATAGTGATGCAAATAGTGCTGATACGATTGGAGTTGTTTATGAAAATATAAATAATAATCAAGAGGGCAGAATAATTACAATCGGTGAAATAACAGGAATAAACACTACAGGTAATTTACAAGGTGAAACGTGGGCAGACGGTGATCCATTATTTCTTAGTGATACTATTGATGGCGGAATAACTAATATTAGGCCGACTGCACCTAACCATGGAGTTCGTTTGGGTTATGTGGTTAATGTAAATGCTAACAATGGAAAAATTTATGTTAAGATTGATAACGGATATGAATTATCGGAAATTCATGATATTTACGCACCAAGTCCAACAAATAACGATGGTATATTTTGGAGTTCAGGGACAACACGATATGAGAATAAAAGCATTGCAACAGCATTAGGATATACACCTGAAAACACATCTAATAAAGGAGTGGCAAATGGTTATGCACCATTAGCAAGTGATTCAAAAATAGATGCTGCTTATTTACCAAGTTATGTAAGTGATGTTCTAGAATACGCAAACTTAGCAGCCTTTCCTGCAACAGGTGCAAGTGATAAAATTTATATTGCATTAGACACGAATAAAGTTTATAGATGGTCAGGTAGTGTTTATATTGAAGTCGCTGCAAATAGTGGTGTTTGGGGTGCAATCACAGGAACATTA